CATGATTAAACCAAATGATAATCTATATGTGGATAGTATTTTCATAGGTAAAATTAAATCTATCGAATCCAATACTCAACTAACTTTATTCAATAACTGTATAACACAATTTCAGATTGATACTTCTTCTGGACACACATTCAAGTATTCTACTCCAGGTGACATTGCTGTACGATTTGATGAGAATGCTATAAAGGCATCAATCAAACATCTTATTCTTACTATGAATCATGAGAGGCCGTTTAATAGTAAGATTGGTTCTCAGGCAAGAGCCATGATGTTTGAACTTGCTACTCCCATGAGTGGTATAATGTTAAAACAGTCTATAATTAATACGATTACTGCATTTGAGCCAAGAGTCGTTCTATTAGAGGTGGTCGTTAATTTCCAACCCGAATCATACAACGTCAATGTTAGCATCTATTTTCAAGTAATAAATACAACAGAACCATTACAAATCGATCTAGTTCTTACTCGAACCAGATAACAGCATAAGGATATGACGTGGCAAACAAACAGATAACCACTCAAGATTTAGATTTTGATAAAATCAAGTCTAATTTAAAGACATTTCTACAAGGTCAAACAGACTTATCAGATTATAATTTTGAAGGTTCTGGTTTATCCTTGTTGTTGGATGTCTTAGCATATAATACTCACTACAACAATCTGTATCTCAACTTAGCAGTCAATGAATCTTTTCTCGATTCTGCTGTTATAAGAAATAGTGTTGTCTCTAAAGCATTTGAACTTGGATACCTTCCAAAATCAGCAACTTCTGCTAAAGCAGTGGTTAATATTACTCTTACTAATGTATCTGGCAATCCTGGCATAGTCTCGATTCCATCACTTACTGCATTCAATACTACAGTTAATGGTTCTAATTTCTCATTCTATAATATGGAACCTAGTGTAGCCACTAGCGTAAATGGAATCTATAAATTTAGTGATCTTGTTATAACTGAAGGGACACCATTAACTCAAACTTATACAGTATCAGATAATACGACTTATACCATTTCTAATACTAATGTGGATATTAGTACAATATCAGTTGACGTTTATGATAGTTTGAATTCTACTACCAAGGTGAAATATACTAGATCAACTGACATATTGAATGTTACTGCTACAGATACAGTATTCTTTCTAAAGGAAATTGAGGGCGGAAAATATGAGGTGCAATTTGGTAATGATAGAATAGGCAAATCTGTATCGCCTGGCAATATCGTAGTTATCAACTACTTCGTATCTAAGAAAGCTACTGCAAATGGTGCTAGATTATTCACATCGCCAAATCTTAGTACTAATGCTACTATTGTTACCTTATATCAATCTCAAGGCGGTTCTGATATGGAATCGATTGATGATATCAAGTTCAATGCACCAAGATTATTCAATTCTACTAATAGAGCAGTAACTGCAGAAGATTATAGATCACTACTGCTTGCTAGATTTCCTAATATTGCCTCTATAAATGTATGGGGCGGAGAAGATAATCTTCCTCCAGTGTACGGTAGTGTATTCATATCGATTCTCCCTAAATCAAATTCAGTATTGACTTCTACTGAAAAAGACGTTATAGTAAACGATATTCTTAAATCCAGAAAGATGGTAACTATTACACCAAAGTTCGTGGATCCATTCTATTTGAATATTCGATTAACTACGGCAATATACTACGATCCTAATAATACATCAAAAACTGCTAATGAATTGTCTGTTATTGCTACTAATGCTATACTCGATTATAATACCGCAAATCTAAGACAATTTGATTCAGTATTAAGATATTCTAAATTGATTGCTGCGATTGATAATTCAGACAGTGCTATAACAGGTAATATTACTACCTTAGTTGTTGATAGAAATTTGTCAGTAAAATTCAATGTTAATACTAACTATACATTCCATATTGATAATCCAATTTACAGTGCGGGAGTTCCTGAAGATGCAGTAACTTCAAATGGATTCTATGTATTTGGTGATTCAACAAATGTACAGTATCTGAAAGATGACGGATACGGAATTATTCAAAGATACTATATTGATCCAATATCATTGAAGCCTGTAGTCACTAATACTAATCAAGGAACAGTCGATTATTCCATTGGAAAAATATCATTGACTAATTTTCACATTACTAGATTAGCCAGTAATTATATGGCATTAACCTTCAAATTACAATCCAACGATGTAGTATCGGTTAGGGATCATGTCGTTAATATTGATCCAAGTTTATTGACAGTAACTGCAATACCAGAAAGCGCAAATTCAGGACTAGTTCATACCTTTACTGCAAGTAGATAACTATGACTTATAAAATACCAGCATTATCAGTTGTACTAAATCAGTTCCCTGAGTTTACTCGAGAGGATTATCCTGGTTTTATAAAATTTATAGAATTGTACTATAAACACATAAATGAAAACCGAATATCTGGCATTGGTGAGAATTTTGACGAACTGCAAGATATAGATACCACCCTTGATAAATTCATCGATGCCTTATGGAAACAATTTGGTATCAATGTACCAAGGACTAGCATTCCTAATGATAGATATTTCTTAAAACATATTAAAGAATTCTATTCTACTAAAGGAAGTGAAGAATCTTTTCGAATGCTATTCAGACATCTGTATGATACTGAAATCGACTTTACGTATCCCAAAGAACAAATATTAATAGCTTCTGATGGCAAATGGGTTCAAGATATTTCAGTTCTTGTTAATGTCACTTCTGGTAATATTTTTGACGTCATTGACCAAACTACACTAATAAGCACCAATAGCCAAATATTTCCTGTTGTTGCTAATAGAGTAAGATTGTTAGAAGATGGCCATTATGAAATATTCCTTGATAAATTCCAAAGAGATTTGATTTCAATTGGTAGCATTCTATCAATGAATGACGTTAATGCTACTGTGGTTGAAACTGTATCTAGTGTTAAAGTTTATAAATCAGGATCTGGATTCTATGTTGGTCAATTGTTTACTATACCATCGTACATTGGTGCCGATGCTAGAATAAAAGTAACTAAAGTTGGTCCAAATGGTGAATTGATAAATGCTCAAATTATAGATTTTGGTACTGGTTATAATTCCGACTTCTACACAACTTTAGTATCTGGTTCGACACCTAAAATAGTAGTATCGGGTCAATTCAATTCTCAGACATTAGGATTTGTTGATTCAGGATTTGTATCATCTAACTTCTACGCTGAACTTGATTATGCTAATGGATCGTATTCTGGCGATATCATAAGAGAATTCTATACTCGAATTGATGTTCCTGAAGGTACTAGATCAGATGATGAAAAGACTGCTACATTATATGTTTCAATCGGCGCTATAAGAAGATATCCTGGGTTCTATTCAGACAGTTCTGGTTTTGTATCTGATGCCTATTATATTCAAGATGGACATTATTACCAGACAAATTCTTATGTAATATCTTGTGTCGAATCTATTGAAAAATACAGAAGTGTAGTAAAAGCATTATTACATCCATCCGGATTGAAACTGTTTGGTAATCAAATTCTTACTAATACATTTGATGTCATGGGCGATATTCAGTTAGTAAACAGATATTTTCAAAATGCTTTTGATAATTCTGTTGATCCAGTTGATGATAATAAATATAGTTTAACTAAGCCAATAGAAGATTTATTATCGGCTATTGAGTCTAATACTTTATCATTTAATAAGATACTTACAGAAACTCTGAGCGTTACTGATAGTCCATCTTGTGAATTATCAAAGGGGCATCAAGAAACGTTATCAGTAGATGAATCTTTTGCATCTATACTAACTAAACCTATGGCAGATATGGTATCGTTTTTAGGAATCGTGTATTGGGATTCCTCGTACGCCGATCAAAACTACACAGACAATAATATAGAACCTGTAATTACTCATGCTGGATCTACATACTCAATTGCATTAACAAACTAAAGGAACAAAAAATGTTTAATCAAGAAACGATAGCAATGAAAGGTGAATTAACCATTGATAGATATGATATTAGTGGTAAATTAGTTGAAAAAAGAAAAATACCTAATCTCGTGGTGACTTCTGGTAAATCATTAATGATTTCGAGATTATTAGGAACTACTGATGGTGTAATGACGCATATGGGTGTCGGTACAGGTATTACTAGTCCAGTTGTTGGTAATACTGCATTAGAAATTGCATTAGGTGCTCGAATTGCTCTAACATCAGCAACACAATCTTCAAACTCAGTAACTTATGTTGGCACGTTTGCTGCAGGCGTTTCTACTGGTGCTATTACTGAAGCAGGTATTTTCAATGCATTAACTTCTGGCACTATGTTATGTCGTACAGTATTTCCTGTAGTAAATAAAGCGGCAGGCGATTCAATTATTATTACTTGGAATATTACTATTTCTTAAGGAAGAATTATGACCGCAGCTATTTGTCCATTAATGCATAATGCTATAGCAGATTCTATCTATAATAGTATTGTGTCAAAATCGGCTAAGTATTATTCTTTCTTGGGCAAAACAGTTCCCTTAGAAATTGTAAATGGTTCTGAGTTAGTAGAAGTACCTTCATCAACTTACAAATATGAGTTATCTACGCGTAGAGATATTATTTCTATGAAATCAATAACCAATAATGATGTGAGTTATGTCGTTCCGAGAATTGACTGGGTTCAAGGGGAAATATATGACCACTACGATGATTCGTATTCAGTAAGCACTCCTTCTCAGTCTGGTGCCACTAGTATAAATGATGCTAAATTTTATGTATTGACTTCTAATTATAATGTCTATATGTGTTTAGATAATAACTATGATAGTCCGTCATTAGTTTTGCCGACCGGATACGACGTTCTTCCATTTACTACTAGCGATGGTTATAAATGGAAATATGTTATGAATATTCCATTATCATTAAGATCTAAATTCTTGACTAATTTATACATGCCTATCACTAATGCGGTCAATAATATTTTTTATAATAATGGTGCCATTGATAATATTATAATTGATAATACAGGAACTGGTTATCCTTCTAATACGACTGCTGCAATAACTGTGACGAGTCCAAATATACTAGCAGGTTCATTTGTTATAAGTCAATCCTACATCATTACGAATCTTGGTACTGCGTCATCACTTCAGACAAAATGGAATACTGTTGCCGGAACAACTGGCACGACTTATACAATAGGATCTACATTTACTGCTGCTACTAATGGTTCTATTTTAACCGGTGCTATAGTAAAAGGCAGAGGAGCAATCATGACTCCTCGTATATCTTCCATTGATGGGTCAATTACTTCTGTTAAAATTACTAATGGTGGTACTGGATATCCATCAGGCACCACTTTAACATTATCTGGAGACGGAACTGGTAAATTTACTGGGAATGCTACCGCTTTAATTACACCAGTAATGACCAATGGTGTAATTACTCACGTTATTATAAATGATCCTGGCAAAGATTATAATAACAATGCTACCAACTTATCAATTATAAGTTCAACTGGATTGGATGCTCATTTAACTCCTATAGTACAGTCTGGTCAGATAGTAGATGTGATTATTGATAATCCTGGATACGGATACAAAGATGCTAAGATTACTGCTACAGGTATTGGAGGTTCTGGCGCTAGATTAATTGCTAATGTGTCTGGAGGAAAACTTGATACAATTCAGGCTAATGTAGAATTATTAACAGTTGATGGTACTATCGATTACATTAAACTTATAGATGGTGGCAATGGTTATTCTAATATCAATGTTACTATTGCAGGTGACGGCACTGGAGCAACTGCTACAGCAAATCTTGTTGCGGGTTCGGTACGATCTATTACTATAACTAATAGAGGAT